TTGTTAATTTTGGACAGTCTCCTTTTAGATATAGCGCCGATATACCAACAGGATTCAACGCACTATCCACCGCCAACCTCCCCGACCCAACCATTGCTGATCCGTCGGCGCATTTTCAGCCTACGATTTATACGGGCAATGGATCGACCCTTGAAGTAAATCAATCTGGAAACAGTACTTTTCAACCTGATTGGGTTTGGGGTAAAAGACGAAACGGAGCGGAGAGTCACGCATTGTTTGATGCGGTGCGTGGAACTACAAAAATCATATACTCTAACCTAGCTAACGCAGAGGCAACGAACAGTGGTCTTACAGCTTTTGATGCAGACGGCTTCACTATTGGATCTTCTGCCACGTTGAATGCCAATACTGGCACTTATGTCGCATGGCAATGGAAAGCCAACGGCAGCGGCAGCAGCAACACTGATGGAACTGTCAGTAGTACGGTGTCGGCTAATACCACGGCTGGATTTTCTATCGCTAAGTGGACGCATACAACTGCATCCAACTATACCGTTGGGCATGGTCTTGGCGCTGTCCCAAAAATGATCTTGGTAAAAACAACAGATCAGGTAACTAACTGGGGCGTTTATCATTCAGATATTACTGTTGGTAACCGACTCATATTAAACTCAAACTCTGCACAGGTTGCTGGTTACTGGGGTGCAAATAGTTGGACCAGTTCTACTTTCAGCATCGGCTCTGCCAGAGACGCTAACGGCAGCACAGCGGTTGCTTACTGTTTCGCAGAAGTCGAAGGCTTCTCCAAATTCGGCAGCTACACGGGCAATGGTTCGTCAGATGGTCCCTTTGTTTACACGGGAATGACTCCAGAATTTGTCATTATAAAAAGAACAAATACTACAGAAAACTGGATCATGTTGGACAATGCAAGATCAGAATATAATGTAACAGATGATGTTCAGTATTCAAATCTCGCCCAAGCTGACGGTACAAATTCTGCAACAACTAGAGTTGATAATGTATCTAATGGATTCAAAGTTAGAGGAACCAATACAAACATCAACGCATCTGGATCAACATATATATACATGGCATTTGCCAGTTCACCATTCAAAACAGCTACCGCCCGATAGGAGCATATGACATGTGGAAACACATACCTACAAATGCGACTGTCCGCCCCGGAAAGGGCTGGACAGACGAAGAGGGAACACAGCACCCTGCTAACTGGAACGTCTGGAGCGTACAGGAAAAGGCTAGTCATGGTCTCGTAGAGATCATACAGCAGCCGCCTCCTGACAGCCGGTTGTACACTTGGTCATATAATGACGACGGCACGGTCAACAGCACGGCAAAGCCGCTGAACGATACGCCGATGGTGGACGAGAGCGGCGTCCCAGTGATCGACCCGGATACTTTGGTGCAGCTATCCACACCCGGCGTTAAGTCGAACCTGATTGCCGAAGTCAAAGCACAGCAGGGCGCACTGTTGGCGCAGACTGACTGGGCCGTGATCCGCAAGGCCGACACCAACATTGAAGTGCCAGACGCGATCCAGCTTTGGCGTAACGAGATCAGGCTGGCCGCGTGGACGATGGAACACCGGATCATAAATGCCGCGACGACCGACGACATCGCTGCGTTGTTCGTGACCTACACCAGCAACCCGGACGGGACGACGACAAAAACCGGCGTCCTGTTTGATTGGCCGGAAGAGGTTAAATAGAAACACCACGGTGGTCCCCTAGATACACAGGGGGCCACCCTTTGTAGAGAGCATAGAATGTCTGACAGTGAGATTAAAGTCGCCCTAGGGCGCATCGAGGAGAAGATTGACTGCCACTCATCAACCCATGCGGACCATGAGACCCGCATCAGGACGCTAGAGAAGACTCAGTGGATACGTACAGGGGCCATCAGCATCATCACCATCGTAATGGCTTGGATAGCGAGGCCCTTCTTCACCCCATAAGACAACCCAAGGAAATCATTATGCAACATCTTGAAGCCGCATTAGCGGCTTTTATTATGCTCGTCCTCTTACTTTTTGCCCTCACCGCCGAAGCTAACCCGGCAGATGAGGACGGCTTCAAGCCCGGTATGGTCGTACAGACCAACTACATCTGCACCCCTGTAGGTATCGGACATATAACCAACGTAGCGGCAGCGGACGTTACTCAGCTACAGCAAGCGTTCAACGCCGTGATTCAGCATGGCCTGTGCTATTCAGGCGGTGGTTACGTTGATGTCGAGGTGGTCGAAGTTGTGGGTCGATTTGCGGATTCAGATGGAAACATCATAGAGGTACTCCACATCAAACCTGCGAATGACCCTGACGCGACTGTTCGTGCGTTCATCCTTCTTCCGGTGGCGTCCCTAGGACATCCAGTATGATCAGCCTTATAGGACCCGTCATCTCCGCCATCACTGGCATAGGTGGTCAGTGGCTCTCCAACCGTGGGGAAGTAGCCAAGGCAAAACACGAGGCTAAGCTCAAGCGCATCCAGCAGGACGGCGACTGGGAGGTCACGATGGCCGAAGGCTCCGTCACCTCATGGAAAGATGAGTTCTGGACCATCGTTATCGCAACCCCGTTGATCCTTGTGTTCTTCCCCGGCACACGCCCGTGGATCGAGGACGGCTTCAAGGCCATCAACGAGGTGATGCCCGAGTGGTACATCTACGTCCTCTCCGTTGCAGTTGCTTCTGCCTTCGGAGTCCGCTCCGTAGTGGGAGCCATTAAGAAACTGAAAGGGTGACACATGAAAGCCACCGATGAAATCCTATCGAACCTCCACGCAGTCCTCGCAGAGGACATGATGGCCCGCATCCAACGCGGTGAAGCCACAGCGCAGGAGTGGAAGGAGATCAGAACCTTCCTCAAGGAGAACGGTATTGAGGCCGTAGCAGCCCAAGGGTCGCCCCTAGGTGACCTCGTGGACAGCCTCCCGGACCTCGATAACGTGGTCGATTTCGGCCACTAGCCTGTAACGACCTGTGAAGGGGTGCACAGCCTCTTCTCCCAAAAAGGTACATGGTTGTACCCCAGAACCCCTAAAGGCTCTCCACGGGCCTCCTAGGGCGTTCTAGGGTGCATACCTGCACACATCTTAGGTAACACTACATGGCACAGAATAAAGACGCCAGATGGTGGCGCGAACAGCGCCCGGAGAAAGAATGGAAGGTCTACGAAGATTTCCGTTATTTTCTCTATCTCGTCTGGAAGCATCTTATGCTGCCGGACCCGACCCCGGTGCAGTACGACCTCGCTGACTACCTCCAGCATGGCCCCCGACGTTTCGTCATCATGGCCTTCCGTGGGGTAGGCAAGTCATGGATCACCTCCGCATACGTCAACTGGTTGCTCCTCCGTGATCCCAACATGAAGATCATGGTGGTATCAGCCTCCAAGGAACGTGCGGACCAGTTCTCCACCTTTACCCTTAGGCTCATCCAAGAGATGCCTATGCTCCAACATTTGGCCCCTGAGTCGCACCAGAGGCAGTCCAAGATCGCGTTTGATGTTGGACCCGCCCGTGCCGACCACAGCCCCTCAGTGAAATCCGTGGGTATCTTCGGACAGCTTACAGGTTCCCGTGCTGATGTAATCATCGCGGATGACTGTGAGGTCCCGAATAACTCCGAGACCCAAGGCATGAGGGATAAGCTGGCCGAGCGCGTCAAGGAGTTCGACGCTGTTATCAAGCCGGGTGAAACCCGTATTGGCTACCTTGGTACGCCACAGTGTGAAGACTCGTTGTACAACCAGTTGCCCACTCGTGGTTACGAGATACGAATTTGGCCGTCCCGGTATCCTAACGCGGAGGCCGTTAAGCGCGTCTATGGCGAACGTCTCGCGCCCTTCCTGTTATCCCACGTCGAGACGGACCCGTCCTTACAGAACCAGTGGGGAGACCGTGGTGCCCCCACAGACCCACTCCGGTTCAACCATGAAGACCTCATGGAACGTGAGTTGTCCTATGGACGCTCCGGCTTTGCACTTCAGTTCATGCTGGACACACGCCTTTCGGATCAAGACCGATACCCCCTCAAGCTGGACGACCTCGTGGTCATGCGGTTGAACGGGGAGGTGGCCCCTCAGAAGATCATCTGGAGCGCCGAGCCGAAGACCGTTGTACAAGACATCGAATGTGTGGGCCTCAACGGGGACCGCTATCACCGTCCAGCGGAGACCTTCGGGGACTGGTGTGAATACAATGGCTCCGTCATGTTCATTGATCCCTCCGGTAGGGGTCAGGATGAGACAGCCTATGCCGTCGTTAAGATGCTCAACGGATACCTGTTCGTGACAGCAGCCGGTGGCATGAAGTCGGGCTACGGCCCGGAGACCCTCACAGCCTTGTGCGAACTAGCCAAGGCCGAGAAGGTCAACCGGATACTCATTGAGTCCAACTTCGGTGACGGCATGTTCACCCAGTTGCTCAACCCGTACCTCTACAGGATTTACCCGTGTACGACCGAAGAGGTCCGACACCAAAAGCAGAAAGAACTCAGGATCATCGACACCCTCGAACCTGTGATGAACCAGCATAGGCTCATCATAGACCAGAAGGTCATCGAGAACGACTATAGGTCCACCCGTGACCTACCCCCTGAGAAAGCACTCAAGATGCAACTGTTCTACCAGATGTCCCGTGTCACGAGAGACCGGGGCGCTCTGGCCCATGACGATAGGCTCGATGCCCTCGCTGGTGCCGTGAGTTACTGGGCTGAACAGATGGGTGCTGATGAAGACCGTTCGATGGCTGCCCGTAAGGAGCAGCTACTCGATGCGGAACTGGCTGTGTTCACTGGACGAGCCGGTATGTCGATGGACCTCCTAGCTATGGGGGCCAGCCCAGAGATCGCCATGCGGTACGCAGGAGGTCATCACCAAGATACTTGGGTGGAAACCCATGATAATGAACAATAGGAGAACTAACTATGTCAGCATTTGACACCATCGAGTCCCTTACGACCATCAAGCTGGGTGCATCGGCTGCATCCCTGACCCTCATCCGTCGCGCTGACGGGTCCTTCTCGTTCACCGATGTGGGCGGTAAGACCGTTATAGTCGAGGGGGACACCAACGACGAGTTCCTGCGCCTGTACCGGGCCATCGAAGCACTGGTCTAAGTGTATCAATGCAGCAAATGCAGCGATAGCTGCTAGAGTAGCTGCTAAGTGAGGGGGTTGTTCTAGTAGTAGAATGACCCCCTCCCACTAGCATTTCTAGCTGCATTGGAAACCCCATGAAATCAAGGGGTTATAATTAAGTTGCACCCTATGAAGGAACCCCCCAGACCCCCCCCGGTTATACCTATAGTGTAACCTAAGTGTAACCTAGGTAGTTACACATGAGCATGGGATGATTTTCTAAGGTGGTACTGAGGCTGCATACTCCTACAACACATTCCCCATTAATAGCTGCATTATTAGAGGCTCACAGGGTTACCCTAAGGTGGTCATGAGGTGGCTAGCTAGAGGTGAGGTGTCTCCACCTAAAGGGGTCTCCTCATTTTTAGGGTCAAA